GCATATGTGCTTTTAACTCAAAAGGGTATTGCTACAGCAGAAGCGGGAACTTATACAAGAAGTATGTTATCTGAACTCTCTAAAACAGGAAGTACAGCAGATAAAACTTTAAGACAGATAAGTGGTAAAAGTTTTGCAGAACTTATGGCAAGTGGTAAAAGTGTTGGAGATGTACTTAATATGCTAAATGAGCATGCAAATAAAAATAATCTAACACTTAAAGATATGTTTGGATCAGTTGAGGCTGGAACTGCTAGCATGATTCTAGCTGGAGCTGGTGGACAAGATTTCAATAAAGTATTGGATACTATGAGTAATGTAGCTGGTGCAACAGATACAGCTTTTAATAAAGTTAATGAAACTACAGGTGCTAGATTAAAAAAATCCTTTAATAGTCTTAAGAATGCAGGAATACAACTGGGCGATAGTTTAGCACCAATGATAGAAAAAGTAAGTGGAGCAATACAAATTTTAGCAGAGAAGTTTAATAGTTTAACCCCAGCACAGGCAGACATGATAGTTAAAATAGGATTAATGGTAGCTGCATTAGGACCAGTTATAAGTATTATAGGTAAGCTTATAAGCACAGGTGGTACTTTGTTTTCTACGCTAGGAAAAGTTTCAACGGCTTTAGGAAAAGCTGGTGGTGCCAGTGCAGTATTAGGTAAAGCTTTTACTGCATTAAAAAGTCCAATTGGAATTGCAGTAATTGCTATTGGTACGGTTATAACTATAGGTGTAGCTTTATATAAGAATTGGGATACTATAAAAGCTAAAGCTGCAGAACTTAAAAAAGCTATAAGTGAGAAATGGAATGAGATAAAACAAGTAACTGTGGCTGTATTTACGAGCATAAAAGATTTCTTAAATAATATTTGGAATGGAATAAAGACTGTTTTTACTAATTCTTTAAATACTATAAAATCTGGTGTAACTTCAGGATGGAATGGAATTAAAAATATAACTATAACGGTATGGAATAGTATAAAAACAATAATTGCAAATGTATGGAACGGAATTAAGAGTGTAGTTACTAATGCAGTTAATGGTGTGAAAAATATAGTGGCTAGTATTTGGAACAGCATAAAAAGTGTTACTACTTCTGTTTGGAATGGTATAAAAACAGCTATAACAACACCAATCAATTCAGCTCGGGATATTGTGAAAAAAGCCGTAGATTCTATATATGGTTTCTTTAAGAATCTTAGAATACCCGAGATAAGAATACCTAAAATAAAGCTTCCTCACTTTAGTTTAAGAGGAGAGTTTAGTTTAATGCCACCGAAAGTACCAAAGTTTGATGTTAATTGGTATGCACAGGGTGGTATTTTTAATGCACCAAGCATTATAGGAGTAGGTGAGGCAGGTACAGAAGCAGTTCTACCAATAGATAGATTAGATGAAATAATAGCTAGGTCTATAAAAAAGGCACAAAGTTTAGGTGGAACTGATGGATTAACAGTACACATAGAAAAGTTTATTAATAATACAGAAAAAGATATAGAGGGGTTAGCCTATGAACTAGAGTTTTACAGACAACGTATTTCAATGGGGAAGGGAGGCAATTAAAATTTTAAGTTTTACTTTTGGAAATAAGAACAGCTATGATGACTTTGGAATAATAATATCAAAACGACCTTCTATTCCTTCTCCTAAAAGAAGAATAACCTATATAGACATTCCAGATAAAAGTTCTAATCTAAAATTTGATGAAGGCACTTTTGAGGACATAACAATATTAGTTGAATGTGGAGTGAAATCAAAAGCTAATTTAGCTGACAAAATAGATGAAATAAAAGCATGGCTTATAAATGCCGGAGAAAGTAATTTAATATTTAGCTTTCAACCTGATAAAAAATACATTGCACAAGTAGTAAATATGATTGATTTCAAGCAAGTTTTAAAATATACATCGAGGTTTCCAATAATATTTAACTGTAAGCCTTTCAAATATAGAGTTAAAGATAAGATAATTAGAATAACTAAAAATAATTCTACTATATATAATGAAGGAACTTTTCAAAGTGAACCTGTGATTAAGGTTTATGGTAGTGGAGATATAAAATTAAAGATCAATGATGATGAAGTTACTATGAAAAAAGTGGAGGAATATGTAACAATAGATTCAGTTCTAAAGGATGCTTATAAAGATGAGACTTTGAAAAATGGAGACATGATTGGGGAGTTTCCAGTTCTTAAGATTGGAGAAAATGTTGTGGGTTTTAGTGGAAATGTTAGTAAGGTGGAAGTTAGGGTTAATGAGGTTTGGGTATAGAAATATAAACAAAAATAAAATTACTTTTATTTGAACTATTTCTACTAATGAATTAAAATAGAGGTATAATTAAGAAGCTAGGAAGGTGAACTAATGAAGCCTACGAATTATGAAGATTTAATAATGAAAAGAGCAATGGATCTTTTTGCGGAGGAAGGACTGAAATTCTTTGGTATAAACAAAAAAGTTAAGGAACTTGGACCGACAGAGTTAGTAGTTTTAGAAACTAAAAATATGTTTATGGACTATACTTTCCTAATGGAAGATGATACTTTTATACATTTTGAGTTTCAAACAACTAATAAAGGAAAAATAGATTTAAGAAGATTTAGAGCCTATGAAGCATTATTAAGTCATCAAACAGGAAAAGATGTAGTTACATATGTTGTTTATTCAGGTAACATAAAAAATCCAGGAAATACTTTAGAAACTGGAATAAGTGAATTTAAGATTAATACAATATCTATGGCTAGTAAAGATGGAGATAAAATATATAATGATATTGTAGAAAAAATAAAATCTGGAAAAGAAATTACAAAACAAGATATAATATCTTTAACATTTACGCCTATTATGGGTGGAAATATAAGTAAAGTAGATAAAATACTTAATGTTATAGATATAGTAAAGGATGTAAATGAAGATTATAAGTATGACGTGGAATCAATACTATATGCTTTTGCAAATAAATTTTTAAGTGGAAAAGATCTGGAAAAAGTAAAGGAGGAATTGAGAATGACTGAACTTGGTAAAAGTTTAATACAAGAAGGAATGGAAAAAGGAATAAAGAAAAAAACTTTAGATGTAGTTAAAAAAGCAATAAAAAAAGGTTTAGATAATGAAACGATAAAAGAATTAACAGATTTAGATATTGAAAAAATTCAATTAATAAGAGATACAATAGAATAAGTAAATATATATGATTAAATTAGCAAGGTTATATTAAATGTGTAACTTTGCTTTTTTCATACCCAAATTAAAATGACAGGAGGTGGTAGAGTGATATGCATCTACGACAAAAAAACCACAAAAGGAAACTTTGAAACCAATGGACTTGGAGCTCTAGATGAAGTTATAAGCTGCTTTATTACAGAAGAACTTAATGGAGATTATGAGTTAGAGCTTGAATATTCAGCTAAGGGAAGAAAAGCAAAATACTTAGAAGAGTGGAACATAATAAAAGCAGATGGGCAGCTTTTTAGAATCTATAGAGTTGAAAAGATAAGTAAAGAAATTAAGACAATAAAAGTTTGGGCAAAGCATATCTTCTATGACCTTCTGTATTACTTTATTGAAGATAGTAGAGCTATAAATTGCAGTATAAAAACTGCTATGGAAAAAGCTCTGCCGGGAGATGTTAGTACTATATACAAAGTTGATAGTGATATTATCTTAGCTAGTACTATTTATTTTGTTCAAACTAATACTGTAGAAGCTATGTTTGGAATAATTAAAAGGTGGAAATGTGGAGAAATTAAAAGAGATAATTTTGATATAAGGATTCTAAAGCAAATAGGAAAAGATTCAGGAGTTTTAATAGCTCAAGGTAAAAATATTTTAGGAATTAAATTTAATTCTCACACAAAGGATGTTGTTACAAAACTTTATCCAGTAGGTTACAATGGAATAAAACTTACTGAAAAATATATAAATGTACCTAACTGGAATAGTGATAAGTATCCACCTTTTCCTATAGTTAAAAAGATTCAATTCAAAGAAGCTGAGGATGAAGTAACATTAAGAGTTATGGCAAAAGAAAGTATAAAAAGCATAGGACTTAGTAAAGTAAATATTGAAGTGGATTTTATAGAACTTAGTAAAACTAAAGAATACGAAATTTATAAACATCTTCAAAAGGTTAATGTAGGAGATAGAGTTATTGTAAGATACAAAGACTTTGATATAGATATTAAAGTTCCAGTTATAAAAATAAGGAAAGATGTACTTAGAGGATTAAATGCAAAAGTAGAGTTAGGGCAACCCAAAGATAATATTTTAAATCAAATGGATACATCAGAAATTAAAACAACTGTGGATGAACTTGGAAACAAAGTGGCAGAAACATTAACTTCAATGCTTTATTATGCAAATCCAGTAGAGTTTATAGTTGGTACAAGCAAAATACAGCCAGTATATTTGGGGATATCTGCAGTAGCATCAACAAATCTTTCAATGAATCTTTCATTATATTGTATAGCAAATGAAGAATGTACACTAACAATTCAAATTCAACTAGATGGAGAAGACATCACTTTTACCCCAAAGCAAAAACTTTTAAAAGGAGATAATATTGTAGGAATACCTATAGGAATACCACAAGTTAAATGTGGTGCTCACTATTTAGGTATTTTTTTATGCGTTGATACAGGAAGTATGAAAATACCAAAGTTTAATTTGCAATGTATGGTTGATGGAAGAAATCTTCAAGGTGGACTAAATGCAGAGCCACCACACGCAGAAGTTAAGGAATATCAGCCACTTATTAATATTAATGGTTTGTATTTTGAGAAACTAAAAGTAGGAAATCAAATTATAACTTTTAAAGAACCTATACCGGTGATATTTGGTGAAGATATGACCTTAAATAATAATTTATTTAGAGATAAAGAAATTACAACTAATTATAATATAAGCTTTAAATAAAAAATTCCTACCTATTATATATATCTAAAATTTAATATGAAAGGGGATGATAATTTGAGTTTTAGAGAAAGCATATCATACAGTAAAGATTTTTTAACAGGTAGAAAGGTTGAAAAAGTAAAGAATAAATTAATAATGCCCGTTCAAGGAATAGCTACAGTAAAACTTTATGATGATTTAACAGGAAAGCAAGTTTATGAGGCAAAAAGTGAAAACAGAATAACAGCGGTTTTAGCAAATCCAGCTTTTTTAGATGGATTTTATTATCCAATGCTTGATAATAAACAGGAGCGGTTACTTGAACAGATATTTAGAACCTATCCTTTTAGAGTTCTAACTTTAACTACGGGAGATATACAAGAAGATCCTTATGATTATTTTACATGGGGAGATATTATAGGCTATGCTGATGCATGGTACACATATAGCGGGGATTCAGAACTTATGGGAACTATAAATAAGGGGGAATGGTTAAGAGAGGATAAAGATGGGAAAGGAATAAAACACTTTGTTTTTGATTTTCCAACCCATGCTGCTAATGGAACCTTTAAAAGTATTTATTGGACAGGTGGACAACGGGATGATAGTTCAGCACAAATGCCAAGGATAAATTGTACTTATAAAAAGAGGACTATAAGAGAAGAAAGGTACTCAATACCTTATTATAATTTATGCACTGATAAAAGTAACCTTTATGCTCTGGAGCCAAATAAAACTACAGTTAATGTATATGATAAATTTACTGTTGAAAAGAAAAATAATATAACACTTAAAGTGGAAGCAAAAGCCATAGCTTATGATGGAGAATATTTTTGGGTACTTATAAAAGATGGTTCATTTAAGAAACTCGATAAGAGTTTTAACGTAATAGAAAGTTATTCAAAGAGTGCTAAAGTTCCAGATAATCTGGTTTATGATGTTGAATATTATGATATAGCTGTTACAGAAAGTAATTTATATATAACCTATAATGGATGTATTAATAGGGATGGTAATAGCAGAGATTACAGAAGCTGCATAGCTATGTATGATAAGGATGGTACTTTTGTTAAAAAAGCAGAAGTTTATAGCGGAACAGGGTATAGATTGCATATTACTAGAATACCAAACAATAAATTATATGTAATAGTTAATAATAATAGAGGAATACAGTTAAATAGTGATTTAAATATTTATGGAAGTACAGGACTTACTTCAAAAGGTTATTACAGTATAAATTGGGATTTTGATACCCAAACTTTATTTGCTTTTAATGATTATAGTAAGGGAAGTATAGATGAATAGGGGATGTAGGTTGATTTGTGTAAAAACAAATTAACCTACATCTTTTTTGTATGGAAAATTGGTTAGTTTGGAATAATATACTTATAAGAATTTAGGAGGAATCTAAATGAGAAATTTTGAAGTACCTGATTTTGATTACAAAGAAGAAGTTAAGAAATGCAAAAGTTTAGATGATGTTATGGGTAAAAACGGATTAATACAAAGAATGTTAAAAGACGTTATTCAAAATATATTGGAAGCAGAAATGGAAGATCATTTGGGAAGAGATAAATATGAAAGAAATTCTGAAAATAATAGTAAAAATTATCGCAATGGCTATAGTAAAAAGAATATACGCAGTAGCTTTGGAGATATAGATGTAGATATTCCAAGGGATAGAAATGCTGAATTCGAACC